CGCTAAATACTTAGGATAGTGATAAAATAATTACGCTAGTTACAGTTCTATACAGCATTAATCAGTTAGTCTGGAATGCGCAAAAAACTGATTAAAAACGCCTATTAATTAGGCGTTTTTTTTTGCCTGTATATGTTATGATATAACATAACATAGTGCTATAATCAAATCATGACTACAGAACTCGATATAGCTAGACAAATAGCTAACGGTGAACTACCAAGCCCACAAAAAGCGGGTGATTCTACCGTATTGCTTGACATTCGCATCACAGGCACGGGCGTAGCATATCGAGCTAAACTAAACGAGTTTGTATCACGCAATCCAGACTATTACTTAAACGATGATTTTTTAGCAAGCTGTAACGGTGCACCCGTGATATGGGAACATCCAGACGGCAACAAATTAAACAGTGATGAGTTTGCAGACCGCGTAATCGGTACAGTTTTTTTTCCATATCTTAAAGATAGTGAAGTCTGGGGCATTGCTAAAATCTACGATCAATACGCTATCGATAAAATCATGGATGGTGGGCTATCAACCAGTCCGACTGTGATATTTGACAAACAGCAACCTACGCAACAAATTGAAATAAATGGTAAGCCAGAAACGATACTAATCGAGGGCGAACCGTCAATAATTGACCACGTTGCCATCACCGAAAACGGCGGTGTATGGGACAAAGGACAAGAACCAAACGGGATAAATCTATCCATTAACACAACTGAGGGCGATACCATGCCAGATGAAGTAATTGAAAGCCAAGAACACGAGGCACAAGAAGAGAGCGTACAAGCTCAGATTCTGGCGGCTCTCGGTAAAATTAGCGAGCGTTTAGACGCGCTTGAGGGCGCGAAAGCCGATGCGGTCGCACCACCTGCTCCAGAAACACCACCAGCCGAACCCGCTCAACCTGTAGCAGAAGTGAAAGCCGATGATGATATTCCTAATCGGATAGCAGAAGTTGAAAAGAAACTTGATTCTATGACAGCTAAACCTGCTGTGTTATCCGATTCTGACATGGAAGAGGTAGCAGACAGTGAAGGAAAAGGAGCGGAATTATCACACGTTTTCGGTGATAGTAATCCTATCCGCGCGATGCAAGGCGAAACACCTACAGCATTCCGTAAGCGTCTTATTCGCAAATATCAAAAACACAGCCCCGCGTTTAAAGATTCTAACGTGGACATGATTAACGATGCGGCAACACTAAAATCCATTGAAGCTACTGTTTATGCCGATTCAATGAAAGCGGCGAAATCGCCAAACATTAACACGGGCTCAAACATGCCGCGTGAAATTAAACATGAATCAATGGGAAGAACAACTATTGAATTTGTTGGTGGTGAACCAGGCGCAGTGTATAACCAGTTTAAAGCCGCTTCACGCACTGGCAGATTAGGAGCTAATTAATATGAGCATTGCAATAGATCCATACAGCACGACCAACGCACTCGGTACGTTTAAAAAATCATCTGATGGCTATGTTCAAGGCATGGCAATGGATGATCCCGCAATCCGCAATAGTTTGACTATTGGTGTATTGGCATCTAGCGAAACTTTACCAATATGGGGCGGTTTGCCTATCCAAGAATTAATCTCGATTAATGACGGTGCGCAAGGTGGGCAAATCAAACGCTCAACGTCTTACGCAACAGTGACAGGCTTTAGTGTGTTTAACCAAGCGAATGCGTGGGTAAACAGCCCATCATCACCAGTGCCAACAGGCAGCGGCGGTGCTACCGTTCCATTTTACAGAATGGGCAGTAAAGCGCGTATTGTGTTACCCATCGATCCTGCTTTAGTCAGTTTAGATGGTTCATTGATTACTGCACAGGTAAGCTGGGATTTTTCAGCAAATCGCATTGTGGCATTCAGCACAACGGCATTGCCTGTAAAAGTTATCAACGTAAACGCGGGCAACAGTAAAGTGGTTGCGTGGAATAATACAACAAAACTTGCAACGTGGGTTGAATCTGGCGTTGCTGTTGCACTTGTGGAGATTTAAAAAATGGCTAGTATTAATCCAGCATTTGTAACGGTTAATCCATCTCTTATATTACCCGACATTTTAATGCAGTATAACCAACGTTCAGGAGCATTTAGCTTGCTGGGCGGTGGTGAAATGCAGGTAAGATTATCGGACGTGGATAAAGCTGTTTACATTAGAACAATGTCTATTGATACAAAATCAAGTATCGGACAATCACCAGGTAATAGCTTACCTAGCGTTGGCTTTACAATGGCACAAATCAGCACGCCAACGTATTTGCATCGTGCACGCGCTGAATATGACCATCACGATTTAGCAGCTGCGGGCGCGTGGGGGTTGTCATTACCCGAAGCATATCGTTTAGGCATGAGACAAGCTATATTTCAGCAAAACCGTAACGCGCTGTTATATGGCGTAAACGCGGCTAATGGCGAGGGTTTGTTAAATACAGCGGGGGCAACTGCCACGAACTTACCAGCGGATAGCGGCGGTCATACGACTATTTTAACGTATGACAACGGTGAAATGGCTACGTTCTTGTTAAAGACAATCTCTGACATTCTCAGCAATTTGTACATGCTGGGCAATGCTCACAAAGTGGTTATTCTTGCACCACAACGTGTAATTGCTAAATGGACGTATTACGGTGTTGTACAGCTTACCAACTTCCAACGTGAAGGCGCAGGTTCTGGAACTATCGCAACTATGGCTCAAACCTTTTCAGGCGCGGCTGGTGGTGATATTGAATTTGCAGTTGATGACACATTAATCGGTAAAGGCAACGGCGGCAAAGACGCGATTATTATCTGTGTGCCAGAATTGGAAGTTTCCAACGATGGTGTAAACGATACTAACGAGTTTGCTAAATTGCAGCCAGGTCTGTTAGCTACGACTATTCAGTTATGCGATAAAGTCGCACCAACTGAGATTTATAGCCCGTTAGCAGGCGGTGCAACTGATGTACTTGCAGAACAACGTATTATCAGCGGATGGGGCATTAGACCAGAAGCTATCTTTATTTTATCAGCCACATATTCTTAATTTAGACGGTTAGAATCATGAAACTATTTGTAGCGAACTTAACAAAACAGCGGTTCAAATTTCATTACCGCTTGCCGGAAAACCCTAAATTGTTAGATCAGGATATACCCATCGGGAAACAAATCCAGATTGCTGGCGATTTAACGCGTGATGTGATTGATATTATTGTCAGTCAACACGAAGATTACGGGATTCTGGCAGCTAATGAAGTCTACGGTAAAAGCCACGATAACATCAAAGCCCCAATTGTCTATTCAGTGGGCGAACCCGTAGACCTCGACAAGCTGTTTTATGGCATTTCTCAAAATGACGAGGTAGCGCAAAAAATGGCTGATGATTCTAAAGTGGCAACTACAGCGGCAATACTTGAGGCATTGCCCCAGGCTAACGCGGTGGTACTAGATACCGTGTCAGAAACAACTGAACACGGCGTTACAACCAGTAAAACAGTGTCGAGTATGGGGCGCAAAAGCAAATGAGCGTAACAGTTGACGGTTATCTGGCATTTATTCGCGGGTGCGTACAAATCGCACCTGAATTGCTACCCGATGACAGCGCATACATAAGCACGAGTTATGCACTGTCACTGGAAACCGTCAATCCTATATTTGCCGCTGTGTCTCCCCTACATTATGAGCAAGCGGTTTATAATTTAGCGACTGATTATCTGATTAACATAACACCAGACCAAAGCGGTCAAACATTCTTTGCTGATACTAGACAAAAGTTTGACTGTGTTGGCTTTGTATCTGGTGTTATCTCTTCCGCAAGTGATAGCGGCACAAGTTCAAGCTTAGTTACACCTGAGGCATTTACAGGCTTAACAATAGGCGATTTACAGAATTTAAAAACTCCGTGGGGCAGGGCTTACCTTGCAGTGGCTCAACAATATGGCAGTATCTTTGCGGTGTCGTAATGATTATCCATTTAGGCGTTAATGATGTGCCTTACGATGATGGCAAAATGACGGGTGAAGTGGCTCAGATTCTTGAGGACAAATACAGTGTTATTGGCAAGTTTGCTGAAATGTTCAGTAAAAAAATAGGTCAACATTTAGAAAAGGATTTAGCTGAATCATTGGAAAATGCACTGAACGGCATACAGCAAGGCGGCTCAATTTTTAGCGATGCAATGTCGGACATTGAAACAGATTTTAGACACGCATTAGACAGCGGATTTACTGGCATACAAACCAAAGCCGCTAAGCAAGGCGTAAGCCATAGATTTAAGCATATCGAATCAGGTATTAAACGAGTGCCTTTTATCGATACAGGGCTATATCAAGCATCTTTTAAAGCATGGATTGATTAATGAACGTAAACGAAGCAACCAGCGCAACGCCATTAAATAGCGATTTAAAAGCAGGGTTACGCGCGTTAGACCGTTTACAAGAGCTTACATTTACAAAATATGTGCGTTTAGTTTTACCCGCTGATGGTTTTGTATTTTGGGTTAAAGCCGATATGTGGAGCGGTGATGCTGGATTTAATTCGCTGATTTTTGGCACGACCGCTATAAATGGCACGGATAGAACAATTACGCAAGGGGCTCCGACTGTCACAGTTAGAGGCAGCCTGCACTATTCGACTAATAACCAGCAAGAATTAGATCAAACAATTGGTTTAAATTCTGTTGTGTTTACGTCTGAATCGGATATTGATGATTTTAACGATATTGGAGAAAGCGTTTTATATATCGCAGAATGGGATGGTATTCAGTTTGCATTTAGTCAGCGCGGTAGTTTTTACAGCCAAGTAGGGCTATATCATTACACAGGCGAAGCTATACATCCTGCTATGCGGTCACAAATTATTGATGATATTCGATTTTTTGACAGGACTCAGATAGTCAGCAATAGCTTACCTATTTTTATGATGCTTAATAAATACTTCCCTTGTTACCCGTCATTTTTGGTAAAGCAGAACTGTTACCCGCCATACGCGGCTATCGACATAGTTGAAACAACGGCAATTGCAGAGCAGCCAACAGAATCAGCGAATAGTTCACGGTGGCAGCAATGTCAGGACAAGGTACGGCTTACAACATACGGCATCAATAACAATACAGTACTGGACTATATCTGGTATGTTGTCGCAAGTGCTACGGGGGATACTAAACCACCTGTAAACTTTGATTTGTGGGACGCATACGGAATCATGAACATGCCCGTACCTAAAGATGAAAAACGACCACAATCTGAGCTTAACGTAATAGCGCAAAAGAAAACAATCGAATTTGATGTGAACTACCTGCAAAACAGAACTTTAAACATTGCTAGACAGTTGATTTTATCAGCGATCCCTAGCGTTATTATCAATCAATCATAGGACAACGCAATGGCATCCGCAAATGACATCGTAACAATTAATGTAAGCGTCACAAATCCACCTATTCCTAGCCAGCTACAAAAAACGGGCGCGTTTATCAGTCAAGGTGGGACTACGACCGCAGCAGGCACGCTTACGCTTTTAACCAGCTCAGCAGACCTTGCTGCTATCTTGGCATCGGCAAAACATATTAGCGCGTTAAGTTACAACAATGGCACGCATTTAGTAACCGCAACCGCAACCGCTCACGGGCTTACGCCATTGGGGGAACAGATTACTGTTGTGGTGTCGGGTTGCACTCCAGCGGCTTATAATGGCACATTCTTGGCAACCATTGTAGACGCTAATACTCTTACTTATACGCTGGCATCGAATCCAGGGACCGCAACAGTGTTTGGTACTGTGACCGATGAAGACGTTGAAGAGCTGGTAGCAATGAATACAACGTACTGGGCACAGGCTAACAGCCAAACATCGGTGTATGTTTTAGAGCTTGGGAATGGTACAACAGCGGAAGGTGTTACAGCGTTAAATACGTTTATCACTCAAAACCCTAATACAATCTACAGTTATTTAATACCGCGTACTTGGGATAATGAAGCAACATTTAAAACGATGGTTGCTAACTACAATGCACCATCAACGCCTGTTAATTTTTTTGTAACAACTACAATACTGACTTATGACGCATGGTCGCAGCTTGATAATTGCGTGTTTGCAATGGTTGAAGCTCCAAGTATTCCTGTCACTGAGTTTTCATGCGCTGCACCGTTCCAAGTTACATTGGCATGGTCTCCAAACTCAGCACAAAAAGTACCGCCATTAGCATTCAGTTTTGTGTACGGTGTGACAAATTACCCAACTCGCAATAATTTAACGCTGTTAGCCGATTTAAAAGATGCTAACGTTGGTTATATCGATTTAGGCAGCGAGGGCGGTCTGGTTAATACCATTATCAAATGGGGGCATGTATTAGGCGGTAATCCGATCAACTATTGGTACACTGTTGATTGGACAAAAATTAACTTAGAATTAGATCTTGCCAACGAAGTCATCAACGGCTCAAATAATGCGCTTGCTCCACTGTACTACAATCAAAACGGCATTGACAGATTGCAAAACCGCGCGGCTCAAACATTGCGTAACGGTATTAGTTACGGTTTAGTATTGGGTGATGTGATTATGACTGAACTCGATCCAACTGTATTTGCAACTAATGTTGGTAATGGTTTGTATGCTGGTAATGCGGTGATTAACGCCGTACCGTTTCCAATTTACACAAAAAACAATCCTAGCGACTACATGCTAGGCAAATATGCAGGTTTCCAGGCGGCGATTACACCATCAAGAAATTTTGAAATGGTGGTTTTCAATTTGAACGTCACTAATTTTGTATCTTAATAGGAGCTTATAATCATGGCAGGCAATCCACAAGTAAAGCAAGGCTCTTTAAACAGAGTTAGAGGCAGCGTGTCTTTTGTAAACGCACCAGACATGAACATTACAGCACCATTCATGACAAAAGAAGGGTTATCATTGTCGTGGGAGGGCGAATCAGTAACATTTATTGATACGATGACGGGTGTTGTTACCTCCCCTGAACCGTATCAAAAAGTAACGCTGACTATTGGCGTTTTAAAAACCACAACGCTAGGCACAGCATATAAAAATAGAATGGAAAACGACTGCGATTTAGGCGATTGCGTTATCAATCCAGACAGTTCAAACTTTCCAAAGTTTACTATTGCCAATTCAGCAATCGAGGGGATTGAGGCATGTACTTTTAACGGTACAGACCCAGGATTTAGAATCAGAATCAAGGGCGTATGGGCAATTAATAACGTACTTTGGAATTAACCAGTTTACCCAGTATAGGATAGCCTCCGAATAGCGTACCGTCTAGCGTGTGACTGGGTAATCCATAGACGAATTTAACGAGACGATTAAATGAAAATCAATGACAAATTAAACCTAGTAACGACTGTTGATAGTGATTTAGGCACGATTTATATACACCACACAGCTATTGGTTATGACGTTTTTAAAGAAAATTTCTTAGCATTAACTAAAGTGCATGATGCAATCAATAGTGAGGGCGTGGCGTTATCAGGGGCGCGTGTAGCGTATTTGATGCTTGACCAAACCGCAAAAGAATCAGACATCAATATCAAACCGTTGGTTAATGAGCTTAAGCGATTAACTAACGTTATTGTTCCCAGTGCGACGGGTAACTATGAGCCTATCGCGTTTGAAGTGGCAATAACAGACGGGCTAATTGATGAGCTTCAACACGACGAGGTGATGAATGCTATTGTTTTTTTTACTTGCGTATTGCAGTTGCAGCGAGGCAAACAAATACTGAAATACACACTATCGAACATGACGGCAAGGTGGGGATTATTAACTACCTCATTGGATTGCGTGGCGTATCTGAAACAATTGCCGATATTGACAGAGACCGACAATGCTGGAAATGCGGCAGCAGCTTAATACATGAGCTGTTCGACTGGATAAACAACGCTGGTTTTCATTTATTCTTTGAAGATCACGGCGTAGAATACAAGACATCACACGAGTTTAGACAGCGTTATTTAATAGACAGAGAATAAGCACATGGCAGCAAAAAGCATTATAGACATTGAAGTAAATGACGAAAAGTTTAAAAGCTTTTTATCTGCTTTTGATGACTATAAAGCTAATGTCGAGGACATGCCAGAAGCATGGAAAAACACTAACAAAGCTATTAATGAGGCCGATAAAGCCGCTAAAAGATTAAGTAGTGGCGGCCTGTCTAACGAAGAGAAAAAAGCCGCGTCCGAGGCTAAAAAGTTTGCTGATGAGCAAAAGAAAGCATCTACCCATATGGGGACAATGCTTAAGGCAACAAAGCAAACCACACAAGGATTAAAAGAGGGAGCAAGACATACTGCAAGCATAGCCACTGGCATTATGTCAGCGACCGCTAACCTTATGAAATGGGGCGGCATTCTTGCAGGTGTGACCACGGGCGCGGGTATGTTTGGGTTCAATCGTTTAATCGATTCAGCATCAAACGCGCGTTTTACATCACAAGGTTTAGGCGTAGGAGCTGGCGCGGTCACAGCGGCTAATGTCAACTATTCTAGTATTGTCGCTAATCCAGCTCAAATGCTGGCGTCCATTCGCGATGTACAATCCGACATCACAAAACAGCGCGTACTGTCAGCCGCTGGCATATCCAATTATCAAAACAAAAACGCGGCTGAAATAGCCCCCGATTTAATCCGTTATGCTCAGCAACAAGCTAAAGGATCGAAAGGGCATGTTAGCCAGATGGCACAGGCAACAGGGTTAGATCAAATATTTAGCCTTGACGAGCTTAACCGACTAGCAAACACAACAGAAAAAGAAACCGAAGCAATGATTGCCAAGGCGCGTGCTGATGAAAAAGCACTGGCTTTAGGCGATAGCACGCTTAAAAGTTACCAAGACCTGAATAAGCAAATTGACCGCTTTGGTGAAACTATCAAAAAATCGGCAATTGAAAGCCTAGAGAAATTAGCCCCAAACCTTGAGAAGCTATCTAAATCAGCTTTAAATGCGTTTGATAAGCTAATGAAGTCAGACAAACTACCGCCGTTAATTGACAAGTTAGCCGATGGGATAGGTGATTTTGCTGATTATCTTACAAGCGATAAATTTAAAACAGATTTTGACAATTTTACAAAAGGTGTAGGCGATGCAACTACGGCAATTGCAGCGTTTGGTGTTTTTCTTGGCAAAATTACACCAGAAGATGCAAAACTTGCAGCGTTAGGAGTTGGTGGCGCAATGGTTGCGGGTAGCATGGTAACAGGTGGCGGTGCGTTACCAGTGTTAGCAGCGGGCGCGGCGGGCTATTATGGCGGCTCTACATTGTACGGCAATGCAAGCGCGGACACTCAACAAGGGATACAGGATTTTGTAGGCAAAACAGCGGCGTTTTTTGGTAATAAAGACGCACAAGACGCAATGGCGGTTAATTCTGGTAATACCGATACTAGCATGAACCATAGCCAGCGTGAAATGATGTCAAATGTCTATGAAGCATACAGAAAGGCAGGATTAAGCGATAAACAAGCGCGGGTAATGACCGCAGAAGTCGGACGCGAAAACGATTTTAATGAAAGCGTGATGTTTGGAACCCACATTGACCCGCATAATCAAAAGGTCAATTTAGGCATGATAAGTATGCAAGGCGATAGAGGCACTAACCTTGCTAAATACATGACTGAACGCGGTCTGATGAAAAACGGTCAAATGGAACACAGCCAAGAAGCTATTGACGCAATGGCGGCTTTTCAAATGCAAGAAATGAAAAGCGGTGATTTTAAAATGGATGAGTTTTTAGCAAATAAAGACATAAGTTATCAAGAGGGCAGCGCGTTAGCAGGGCGTAACTATGTTAAGTGGCGTTATGACGATCCGCGTTATGCAGCACACCATTTAAAAGAAGCTGGCTATTATGAAAAAATGGGCGGTGTTGTTGGCTCACAAAGACAGTCTAGCAATAACCCACCTCCGATTGTAATACCGCGCGGTGAAAAAGACGTGAAAGGACAGTTAAGAGATGTGTTATATAGACCTCAACCAGAACAAGCTAAAAGCATTATGTTTCAACAAAACCAAGGCGGTAATGTAGGCGGTATGAGACTGTTAATTGAAAATAACACAGGTGGCAATACAATCACATCGGCGGCATCGTTATGAACATAATTAGTTTAGGGAATAGTTTAAGCGGATTAATTGGAGCAGCGGCTAGAAATTCGTTTGCTATGCAATACGAGATTAGCCCTATATTGCTAAAGAACGGCATAGCTGAACAAATGCCCGATAAAATAATGCCAATTATGCAATTGACGCAGGGCGGTAGTTTTCCGATTAACTCAAGTGCATATTTTGCCCATTGGAAACCAATGCCAGGTAGTACGATTTTACAGAATACAATTGGACAATTTCCGTTTGCAAATCAATCAGTAGCATTTAACGCTATAATCTCGCAACCGTTAAACGTGTCTATGATGATGAGTTGCCCCGCTAACTCAACTACAGGCATGAATACAAAAGCCAGTATTTTTAACTCGCTACAACAAGCAATTAGCAACCATATTTCTTTAGGCGGCATGTTTGTAGTGATTACACCGTCATACGTTTATGACAACTGCGTATTGCTTGGCATTCGAGATATTAGCGGCGGCGAATCTAAGCAACCTCAATATCAATGGGCGTGGGATTTTGCAAAAGCTCAAATAATGACAACGGAAGACGCAACAGGGGCACAGAATAGCTTAATGGCTAAACTGTCAAGCGGTACAAAGGTCACTAACACGGCATGGTCAGGAGCGCATTGATGGCTAAAGTTATTCCTTTTTTACCCGCTAATGATGTGCCTTTTCAAGCTACGGTTACACTAGACGGACACGCTTATATCTTTTATGTACGGTGGAATATTTTTGGTCAGCGGTGGTATGTGGTTCTGTATGACACAACAGGCGATTTAATATTTAATTTGCCATTAGTTGAATCACCATTGACTTATAACATATCACTAACGCGCGGGTATTTTGATACTCAGTTAGTTTTTCGTGAATCTAGCCAATGTTTTGAGGTGATTTGATGCGTTATTACGCTATCACCATCACACCTAAAGCACAGCCTAGCCAAGCCGACCGCGCTCAGGAGCTTAAAACGGGCGTGCCATTACCTGCCAGTGGTAAAGACGGTAAGCCTATCACCATTACCAGTTTAAAACCTGATGGTAAAGTAAACCTGAACGCTTTAAACGTTGAGATTGATATACCGCTTGCAACATTTAACGATCCTGAAGGCATGGCTAATGTTAAAATTTATGGCATATCCATAGAAGACATTATGCAAGCCGCTGATTTAAACGGCGGTTTGATTGAGATTAGCGGGGGCATGAGTAAAGGCTTGCCGCTTGCTAATCCAGACCAAGCAGGTGTTTTATTAGTTGGCACTGTCTATCAAGCGTTTGGCAACTGGATAGGCGATCAAATGACGCTGGATTTAATTGTGCAAATTACCGATAACACAGTGAATAATTTTGTGGTCAACTGGAAAGCTGGCAGCGAATTAAAAACGATGGTGCAAAACGTACTTACACAGAATTACCCAGGGTATCAGCTTAAGTTTAATGTGCGTCAAGCAATGACATTAACAGCCGATGAAACTGGCGCGTATCAATCGATTTATCAATTTGCGTATTTTGTAAAGCGCATATCACAGCACATCATCAAAGATTACGCTTATCCAGGTGTGGATATATCAGTACTTGGCAAGACGTTCTTAATCAATGATGGCACAACCAAAGACAAACCTAAGCAAATACAGTTTATTGATTTAATCGGACAGCCAACGTGGTTAAACTACGGTACAATCCAGTTTAAATGTCCTATGCGTGCTGATTTGCATTTTGGGGATTTTGTCAGCTTGCCAGAGGGCGCGGTTAAATTATCGGGCAAGTCATTTTCACAGCTTAAAAAGGGTGTGACGTTTCAAGGTACATTTCAAATACAACGGGTGCGTCATGTTGGAAACTTTCGACAAGCGGACGCGGGTAGCTGGTGTACAGTCATTGATGCTTTACAAGTGGATACGCAATAATGAACGGTCAAAAAACGCCTTTTAACTTATCGATTAATCGCAATGCACAACGCAAAGCAGAGGACGCAATACAGCAAACAGGGCGTGCTTTACCTTGCAGTGTTGTAGCCGTTAGCCAGACGGTAGGCGGTGCAATTGTTACAGTAAAATTCGAGGTTGATACAGGGTTTACGCTACCTAACGTCACTATTCCGCATTTTGGTGGCGAATGGATACGCTACCCCGTACAAATAGGTGATAAAGGCATTGCAATACCAAGCGATACCCGATTGAACGATATAAGCGGTATTGGTTCAGGCGTTGCGGATTTAACAACTAAAGGCAATTTAACTGGATTAGTGTTTATGCCAATTGGCAATGCTAATTGGTCAAGCCCTACCAGTCAATTAAAACTTGAATTGTACGGTAAAGATGGCGTTATTGTACGGTCACAAAATGGCGGGGCTAATTATATCCAGATTACAGAGGCGGGTATTACTGTGCATGGTACTGTAACAGTGACGGGCGATGTTATTGCTGATGGTATTAGCTTAAAAACACACCAACACGGTAATGTACAAACAGGCGGCAGCCAGACGGGAGTACCAGTATAATGCGAGTATGGGGTAGAGTAAACGGCGTATGGCAGAAAGTTACAACCGATGACAAAGGGTTTAATGATGCGGTGTATATCACTAATGTTGCACAAGTTCTTAATTTGAATTTAGGCGAATCGCCTTTTTTTGCTAACTATGGAATACCAGCGCATGAATCAGTAGTGAGTTCGATTTTTCCAACTTATTATGTGCAACGGGTGCAAGATCAATTCGCACAGTTTTTTAGCGCAATGACCATTCAACAATTAGAACAACCTTACCCGTGTTATAACGTAAATGTGACAACTCAACAAGGTAGCAGTTTAATCGTGCAAGTGCCTATTTAATGTTATAATGTAACAACCATAGGGCGGATTAATTACCCGAAGCACCTACCAGCGTTCCCTATGGTTATTTTAATGGTAGCTAATCAGATAGGTAGTAAGATGACAGATTTAACAAACACGTTATTTAATGATAATAACGATAAAAGTATAGAAGAGTATATAGCGTTAATTGATGCTGAATTGCTTTTTGAATTGTCTGGGGTTTTTTGTTCATTAAGAACTATTAATAATCCTATATTTGATATAGTTGTAGACGAATCGAGCATAAGCCACTCCCATGGTGACTAAACGCAAGTGAACCGCCGACGGCTAGGGGCTGGTTAATCTAGCCCCGACCTTATTACTTAATAGGTGTCTATAATGAAGAGTTTAGAAACTATGTTTATCTGGATTTTAGCGGGTTTTGCAATAGGTTTTGCGTTAATATTGTCTTTATTTTGGTATTTAGAGCGAATTTATAAACATAAAGCCAAAGTGAGAATGTTATGACTGCTCAAACTATCACAATGACGGCTACAGGTGCATTACCTACGCCTCCACAAACATTACGCGATGAGTTAGTGGCTTATGTGGCGGCCGATGTGCCAGATTACACAGCTAATTTGCCAGGAACGTTGATTGAAGACATAGCAAGCACGGACGTGGGTGCGTTAGTGGTTTGTGATAATGCTTATGTGGAGTTGATTAATTCGATTAGTCCAGTCAACAGCAATCTATTTATTCTCAACCAACAAGCAGCGGCGGCAGGCATTCCCCCGATGGGTTTTCCAAGTCGTACAGCGGTTTATTGTACGTTTAGCGGTTTAGCTGGTTACATTGTTTCACAAGGTTTTATCGTGTCCGATGGGACATATCAATACACAACCCAAGAAAGCGCGGTTATCGGTGTAAGCGGATCATCATCACCTGTTTACTGTGTTGCGACTCAAGACGGTAGTTGGGCAGTTCCATCGGGTAGCGTAACCGCGCTTGCCACATCCATACCAACAGGCACAACGCTAACTGTTGTTAATTTGACGGACGGCATACCAGGCGAAAGCTCAGAATCGATAGGTGATTTTAGGGCCCGTGTTTTAAAGTCTTGGAGCGTTGGCGGCCAAGGGATGACGGCGTATTTAAAAACCTTGCTCACTGGTATTACAGGCGTACAACAGCGGCTAATATCGGTAAGACAACAGTCTACACAGTGGGAAGTTATCTGCGGTGGTGGCGATCCTTACGAAGTCGGTATGGCTATCTATCAAGCGTTGTTTTATTTACCAGGGCTAACAGGTAGCGTTATCTCAGTGACGGGCATATCGGTAGCAGCCAATGCCGTTGTAACGACTAACTTAAATCACGGACTGACAACAGGACAAACGGGCGTTTTAATTAATGGCGTTGTTGGCACAATGGCGGCATCAATTAACGGTGTTGCTTTAACAATTGTTGTACTTACTCCTACCACATTTACATGCGGGATTAATACAACTGGATTGGCTTATACAAGCGGTGGCGTATTAACACCTAATACACGCAATGTAACCGTAAATTTATACGATTATCCAGATACCTACGCGGTTACGTTTGTTAATCCACCTATGCAAACTGTGCATATCGGCATTACTTGGAATACATCAAGCCCGTATGTTGTCAGCGCGGCAGCGGTTAATTCCTTGGCTAACATTGCCGTTGTTAATTACATTAACAGTATTCCAGTAGGGCAGCCGATTAATGAATTGACACTTGAAGATGTATTTAAAGAATCAATTGCAAGCGTTGTACCGTCTGAATTATTAGTTAGATTAGTGTTTACTTACTCGATTAATGGCGTGAATGCGTCTGTTGTGGCAGGTGAAAAAATTGTATTAAGTGATCCTGAATCGTATTTTTATACAACACAAAGTAACGTGACCATCACGCAAGGTTAAGCCGATGCTAAAAACGACTATACCCGCGTATTTATACCTGCAATATCGGGATGATGAGGCTTTACAGTCGTTTGTCGATTCATTTAATTTGTTGGCACAAAATTATGTTGATGGATTTAACGCGCTAAACCTGCCCATTTACAACCTACAGACTAATTTAATGCTGGACTGGGTAGGCAATAACCTTTACAGCATACCGCGTCCTGTTTTCCCTTTTGGTCATTCCGATATTAGAGACGCGATTAATACATGGGCATTTAATGAAATTGCGTTTAACGAGCGCAAAATTATTAATCCGACATACTACGCACCGACTAATGATGATGTGTATAGACGGGTAATAACGTGGTCACATTATCGCGGTGATGGTTATCACTTTAATATTAAATGGCTTAAACGGCGTATTATGCGGTTCTTAACAAATACTGATGTAACACAAACTTATCAAATATCGGTAACGTTTGGAGTCGGTAATCAGGTTAATATCACGATTTACAACAATAATCGTCACATTATCAAGCCGTCCGCAATTATCAATATGTTTGCTTTTAATGAAGTGGCATTTAATCAATTAAATACTGTTTATGAATCACTTACAAAATATGAGCTTGCAGAAACAGTAAAAAAAGCAATTGAGGCGGGTGTGTTACCTTTGCCTTTTCAGTTTACATACGTTATCAACGTGATATAAGGGCATCATCATGGCACAAACAGTTTTATTATTTGCCAACAATGCGCGGTCTACGCTTAGCGGCTCAATAACAGCCGTTGCAACATCGGCAACATTGGCAACAGGCACGGGCGTTTTATTCCCCAACCCTAACAACGCGATAGGAGAATATTTCAAACTCACTTTTACAGACCAGGCAACAGGGCTATTAAATGAAATAGTGCATGTAACGGCGGTGGTTGGTGATGTTGTAACTATTGTTAGAGCTCAAGAGGGCACAACTGCACTGGCATGGAATGCGGGTGATTTTGCTGTGAATATGTGGACGAAGAACAGTGCAAACGCAATGTTACAAGCTCCACAAGTGCAAAACAACACTATTAATTCTGTAACTGCTGGCGGTACATCTGATGCAATCACGGCAACCTACGCGCCTGTTTATGCCGCTTGGGTTGACGGTATGACGTTTTTTGCAAAAATCACGGCGGCTAATACGACTACAACACCGACAATTAGTCCTAACGGTTTGACAGCAAAAACGATTGTAAAAGGTGGCGGCGTTGCATTAATTGCAGGTGATTTGCAAGTAGGAGCAATTGCAGAATTTAAATACAGCTCAACGCTTGATAAGGTGTTACTGCAAAATCCAGCGACATCGGGTAATGGCGGACAGTTTACGCTGTTACAGTTGATAACGACTAACTTGTACATAAAACCAAACGCTTCAACGCCTAATACTAAGCTAGATATTACGGCGCAAGAAGCAATGTTGATTTCTGGCAATAACGTAATTAAACCAACATCCATAAGCTGTACGCTTGACATAACTGTCAATGGTTTAAATGGACTTGATACAGGCACCCGCGCGGCTAATACTTGGTACACAATATATTTTATTAGCAATGGCACAACAACGGGCGCAATAGCATCGTTATCAACATCATCTCCAACTTTACCAAGCGGTTATACTTTTAGTGGGTTTATTGGGGCATTTAGAACAAATGGCTCTAGTAACATTATCCATTTTACACAACGGCAAAATGTTGTTGAGTTTACTGAGACAAACGTATTAACAGCAGGGCAAGCAAGCGTATCAGGTACGTTTCAAGGGCTAAGTATTGCAACTGCTGTGCCTGCTCAAGCTAAACGCGCTAAATGTCGTTTATCAAGTTCAATTGCGGGTAACGGCGTGTTAAAAGTGGCAGCAAACGCAAGCGGTGACGGTGTGGCGGGTGGCAATATTTCAACAGCTAATCTTTACGAAACTGTGCAAGTTCTTATCACCGATCAACAACTACTGTACTGGACACAAAACAGTAACACGGCGGGGGCTGTGTGTATTATCAACATTTCTGGGTTTGAATTCTGATGAAACGAGTTTATAAAAACGAAAACGGCGTTATCTCTAACGTACGTTATGAAGACGACGATTATAAATGCCAAAAAAATGAAAAGGAATTGGCATATTCTGATGATTTGATGGGCGGCATAGTTAATGTTAATAGCAATAATATTGCTGAACAATACGCGGCCATTAATTTTTTTGTTAGTGACACAATTAAAAACGGTCATGATTACGACAGTTTTGAAGAAACACGCGCGTGGTACGATGATGATGAATTCAGAATTGAAGCTAAGGCGGTCAATGCTTGGTGTCGTCAATGCTTTAAAATTCAGGCGGATATTAAATCAGGCGTGAAACAATATGACAGCGTTGAAGCCGTTATTGCTGATTTACCAAAATATGAAATTTTGGCATGAAGGTATCCTTGCCCTTGCTGTTTGTTGCGGCGTGTTGCGTGGTATCTTGCCAAAGTCCTGATGAGATACGCTTAGAACACGAACAGCGGCTAGAAAAACAAACCGTGGAATTTGTTAATAGATTGACTTATGCCCGTGATAGACGCGGTAATTGTTTAATAATTGATCGTCAAACGTGGCATTTTGCAAGTATAGATTGCAACTCAGCTAAATAAAAAAAGCCCCATAACGGGGCTTTTACATTATGGTAGCCAATAATGCTCGTTTTTTTGCTTTGATAACAAATTTTTAACACGCCTCAAATTTTCCAATGATAAATCGGTTATTTCAAGGTATTCTATCGCTTCTGATGGCGTAAATACTGCGTTTTCTAAATCATTAAAAACTTGGTCATGAGTTAATTCTAAATCACTTAATTTCATAAAATCCCCTGAAATATCATTTATTAATTTAAGTATTTTCTTTCCCCTTTTGATGGATAACTTAAGCTTTTCGTTTGGCTTGTCTTCGTTCATGTGCTGTATAAATCTAACAGCATCTTGACCGCTTAATTCAGTGCGACCGAAATTTGTACTTTTTATTGCCATAATTGCTCCATTTAATCTACATTGATTTAACTTGCTCAAACAATTGTTTGCTTTTTGCAAGTTGCACATGATACTTATCGGCATCTTTAAGCTTAACGCTATCATGAGCTTTAATAAACCGCCTGCGATAGTTTAAAAATTCCCTGCCTACCCGCGCTACTATGGCGCGGTCTTTTTTGTTTCCATGTTTCATAAATCCGCCTTTTTAACAATCTTGTAAATCGGGTGGGTACTTGTAAACAATTGAAAAATCTCCCAATAAACCAAAGGTATAGTCTGATTTACATTGCGTTGTCCATCCCATCTTTGCACTGTTGATTCGCTAACGTCTAACAGTGCGGCAACCTGCTTAGTAGTTAAATTAAGCCGCGTCCGTGCGGCTTTAAATTCTTGTTGTGTAATCATTGTTTTACACCATACTCACTGTCTATTTTTTCCAAAAGTTCAAAATTTGAACAATCAAAAAAAGTGACCATTGTTTCATTTTCTTCCATGTCTTCTAAAAACTCAGCAAATAAACCAGCTCGCAAAATATGTATATCCGCGTCTTCTAAACAATCGCCTATGTATGTAACGCCGTTTTGTTTATCAGCTTGATAATAACCAGTTAAATATGCACTCATGACACTCTCCAATAATTCAGCTAGACCGCCTAGCTGTTAGGTAGATATGATATAGCAATTTACTATAAAGTCAAATTTATTTATAGCAATTTAATGTGACAAATTGTCGCACCATGCTTATTTTTGCGTAAGTTATTGATTGCTGTATAATTATGTTTTTTGGAGTCTTAGCAATGTGTCGCACACCTGTCGCAATAATCGAAAACGGTACACTTTGGAAGCGCAAACACGGCGATTTTACGCATTTGGTTTATGAAGTCACTAGCATATCTGAGTATCAAGTAAGTTATCGTGTTAAAGATGATGTGGCGCGTGATATAAGCGTCACACTGTACAAAGAACAGTTTTTAAAGATATTCCGCGAGCTAACACCCGATGAAATTCTGGAAAACTGCCCGATTGTTTGATACACTATAAAGTCAGTTTTGGATTGTGTATCCGCAATCGCTGAAAAGTCTGACATTTAAAACCCGCCTGTCGTGAGATACGCGGGTTTTATTTTGTTTACCATTTTCCTGATGTCAGGAGAATGGTAACAGATAATTAAAACGCTGATTAAAGATAATCTAAAATCAATCACAGCGTAAGCGATTGTTTATAAATCAATTTTATAACCTAATTTTGACTTAACATAACAACGCATTGCTGCAATTAGTGGCGTTTCCCCTGTTGAAACATGAAAACAAAAAATATCGGCATTCCATTCATCTTGACTAATAAACTTATTTAAACTTATTTTCTCGCGTTCAATAATCTCATAAGCCTGCGCTTGATCCGTGCAAGGCGTATAATCTTTTAATTGTAAAATTACTTGATTATCATTATCTAGCCAAAACATTTCAGAATTAATCAAACCATTCGCAAACGCAACAGCTTGATTAAGTTCGTCAATCGTTAAATCATCAACTTTTTTGATTGTCATCTTTTACCTCAACAAACCATATAAACCTACCGTTAAACCCGATTAATGTCGATTTAGGGCTAGTGCACGCAGGCATTAAACAATCGTCAGTGTTATAAAAATAACACCCTGCGCATGAAGTTTGATTTACATTGTCTGGTATTGGCTCAACACGCAACACAACATTATCGGGTAATTTGCTCATTTTGCACTCGCTAAAATTTCTGCAAAGGCATCGGCTACGGCTTTGCAGTCTTCACGATTTGTAAAACAATGATTTGTTTTTAAATAAAAAAATTGAACGGGGTCGTTTCCCCATTCTTCACTAATCACCGCGTCTACCTCAAAAAAGTAAAATGTTGTACCAACCGCAGGCGCAACATTCAACGGCGCGTTATATTCTTTGCCGTTTATTGTGATTGTGCGGGGTTTTAATCTAAACTCGTCTGTTTCATGCCACAACGGCTTTTCATCTTTTAAATCTTTCCAGCGTGCTTCGGCAATTTGTCCGTCATTGTATCTGCATTGCCAACGCAACTTATCATCATCACTGCACTGATAATATTCAATCATGCTGTCAGCGTGTGGGTGGCGGCGGTAATATACATCAACATAAAATTTTGGAGGCAAAGTAAGATTTACAAAATTTCCGTTAAACCTTTCTCCTTGCCACAACTGGTAAGCATCAAGCCCGTCAATTGTTGCGCATGTTTCAAGGTCGCGCACATACTGTGATTTCAGCTCAGCGTGTCGGTTTAGTTGTTGTGGATCTGGTTTATCAATCGGTTTAATGTCATAACGGACTAACAGCGTTTCGTTATCGCACATAGTGGAGCGAGGAATATCACCGACTAATTTATAGCCATGCGGTACATAAAATTCGATTTCTTTTTTCATTGTTTTATCCTATTGGGTATTTTGCGCATTACTTTAAAAGTTCAAGCAACTCATCAAGCGGTTTTAATTTTGCGTCACATACATTCATGACTAACTGTTGATTTGATGTTGCTGGTTGCCAATTATCGGCATCGTAAGATACTAAAAAACATTTATAAGCATCATCTCCAAACTCTTCAACGGCTTGTTGCCATTGCTTTTTTATATCACTCATAACCCGTAATCCTTTGGGTTTGGTTGTTCAACGTATTCATCGCCATAATCAACCCATTCTGTTGTTTCTAAGTTTAGTTTTTTGCCTAAACCCCACATTGCGACATCAAAACAATAAGCGTCAAAATCATTATTAAGCGGGTTATTATCTGCCAATACTTGTAAGGCTTTTTTTGCTTTATCAGTCATCACTTACCCCACAACGGCAATTTAGCCGTCTTTGCTTTTTCGATAACAATGCCCTGATCCCTGCGTGGCGTTGCTGTGTTTGTTGGTAATAACCGCCGTTTGTGACGGCGGTCGTTTGCTAGTTGTTCAGGTGTTTTATACGTCATGGTCAATTTTTGGCACTGGCAGCCAATGTGTAGCGTGTTCTGGGTAAGCGTCTGTAGTATTGTAAGCAGCCCAAAATCCGCCTAATTTTGTTTTCACATAAAAACACTCTATCCAACGCCTATCTTTTTCGACATAATTACCCGCATTCATTAAACAATCTTTGTCTTTTGGCGGTGGGTTTTCGCTGATTAATATCGGTTTCATTGCGTTACCCATTCAATAAACAGCATTAACACGCCTAAAATAATCATGCCCAAACCAATGCCAATAAAAAAACCATCATTGTTTTCTTGCTCAAGTGCGTTTTTTTTGCGGTAAAACTCGGCTACAGTGTCCAGTTCAGGAGACAAACACACTTCTTTTTTGTGTCTACGTTTAACATCAATTATTTTGCTCATGGTCTATCTCTCAGTTGTAGTTTTGACAGTTGCAACGCGCGGACGTTGTGACGGCTTACTTTTTTCTTGTGATACATCGGTTTAAGTTTGCTTTTCATACATCACCCGTAAATTCGATTTATTGCGTTTATCCAACGTTGTTTGCTAAATGGTGTTATGTCATCAAAAAAGCCGCCAGCGGTCATTGATGCAATGATTACAGGTGCTTTTTTAAACATTGCCAGTTTGATTATGTGCTTTTTATAGCAGCCAATATTGTCAAGATACCAGCATTTAGAAGAGCAATAATTGTCTATCGACTCATTGCTGGCAGGGTTAAAATGCTCCAGGCAATGACTACATTGTGGCCGTTTATCAGCTAGTATTTGCGGTATTGAGTCACCAAAACCGTACGGTGTGTAATAACTCATACAATCCCCACTATTATCGATTTTTCCTCAACCGTCACAGAGATACTAACAATCTCTGTAATCGCCGGATATTGCTCACTAAACGCTTTTATAGCGTCAATTGCTAATGACGCCACAACTAGCACATCAAAAGGTACTAACGCGCCGTTATTGCGGTATAAAACGCTAACTTTCCAAAGTGTTGATTTCATGATTGCTTGCCTTTATATCTAGTGTTAAGTCTTACCCAGTTTTGGTTAGCGCATGTTCTTTTTTTTGTGTTTTTCACATACCCAAAAGGATATAAATTAAATTTAGGATTCATGATTATCTCCAGTAAAAAAATGCTCACATCCATGTGAGCGAGTGGCTGAACCTTTAGGAGTTCAAAGTGTTTTAAATTTTTGTGTGTTATTTACCATGACGCTATTTCGCTTTTAAATACAAATTTGCTTTTAAATTTTCTAGGCGTGTTTATAGCTTGTGCCGCTTCACTATAATTTACATTGCGATATGGATAAACGTCTTTATTTTCTTCAAAATGAACTGTTCTATCTGTACCGCTCCCACTTGGGTAAAATGATGTTATGTATAATACAAAAGGGTCACATTTAGCTATCATTGAGGCAGAAACTTCAATTTTTTGCTCTATTAAATCTTCTATTTTCATGACGTTCTCCAGTAGTTTGTGTTTTGCTTAAGTTGAAATTAGTATACACGATTTTAAGAATAAAAAAAGAAGTTTATTAAAAATAATTAAAATATTTTTCTTTTTTTAATCGTGTATAATGTGATTTTTGATAATCAGGAATTACAATGAAATTTGAAAGAACAGAAACCGATGAAAACGTCCATATCCATGCCAGCGCAACAATTTTCAAATTTTTTGAATATGCGTTACGGGCTGCTGTGATTGTTTGGGTTGTGGCTGGTTTATTTTTTGATAAGCACGCATGAGCGCAGAAAAAGTAAAACGCGGCAAAGGTAGACCGCCAGTTGATAATCCGCTTTGTAAGTCGTTAGCGGGTAAGGTATCAGTAGAAGACAAAAACTGGATTGATGCGCGGGTTAAAGCGTTAGGTATGACGGCTAATGAGTATGTAAACTGGCTGGTAAAGCAGGATAAAGCCAAAGTTGCTAAGCAAAATAAAAGCCCCGTGTAGGGGCTTTTTTGTGAGTGGTCAGAAGGGTATCGAGTCATCGTAATCATGAACAGGCGGCGGTGCATACCCGTTAGATTTAGCCGCGTTATGATTGTTTTGTGGCGCGGTTTGACTTGGTTGCGTGTCGGGTTTTTTTCCAACTAAATCAAGGATGTTAGCGTTAAGCTCCATACTGGTTTTTGTTGATCCATCGTTGGTTTTGTATTCGCTTAGCGTCAATTCACCTGAACAAAACACAGTTGTTCCCTTTACCAAGTAGTTTTTTATATTGCCCTCGGCGCGTTTACCCCATAGCGCAACTCTTACCCAGTTAGTCTTTTGATTATCACCAAATCCAACATTATTGGCTACCGATACATTTAAAACCGCTTGGCCACTTGACAAATAACGAACTTCTGCATCTTTGCCTATTACGCCTGTAAAACTAAATACATTTGACATTTTTTAACCTTTTGTTGGATAAATCGCCAATAACAATTGTCTCAGTTTTTCAAGTGTTTCGACAATTTCAGCATCATCTGACAATGCCGTTAATCTTGCATATTCTTTTAACTCATCACGTTGCGTTTCAATTTCAACAAAACAAGCATCTAATGCTTGCTGAATTGCTTGCTGTTTTGGTGTTTTCATTTTAAAACCTCTTGTTTTTCGTTAAGTTCACGCTGTTTTATAGCGCGGTGTAGTTGCATCTGTAGTCGTTTAATTTCTACAAGTTCGGGCGGTATGTCATAATTTGTCAAATTACATAAAACAAAAGGTTTATGTACTCTTATTAATGACTTTACCATCGTGTCTGAAAATGGGTTTTCTTTTCGCCATTCTGCTATTCTTTTATAAACTCTATTGATATTATTTTTTTGCCATTCAGCATTTCTTTTAGCTAGGGTTTCGGCATTTTCTTTTTGCCATTTTTCCCATTTTTCAGGGTTTTGCTTTTTCCACTTAGCACCTTGTTCTTTTGCGCATATTTTACATTTTTCGTTTTTATTGCGCTCAACAACGCCATGTTTTTTGCACGGCTTAGGTTGTTTACTTTGGCATGTCGATGTAGTCATGTTCTAACGCCTTTTGTTGGTTTTCTGGCAATGCTTTAGTAGCGGCAATCTCAACAAGCCATGAATTAACAATGCTATTGGCTAAATTGCCAACTACTTTAGCCTGATTAATGCTAGATTTACCGCTTTGCACGTTTTCTATTTCAGCTTCTAACTTAACGCGTAATGCTGTCATGTCGGGTATTTTCATTTTAACGTCTCCAAGTATTGATATTTACGCTCAACTGCCAGCCTTAGCCGATGTTTAAGCGTGTTAATTTTTGCATCGTCACGGTCAATAGTGACAGTGTGCAGTGGTTTATCGTGTGATGGTCGGTAGCTGTGCCAATATCCAACAGTCGCACCTGTAGATTCGAGTTGGCTTATTACTTGCCAATAGTAACCAGTGTAATGTTTTTCTAAATCGGCAGCGGTAAAGACCTTTAAACAGTTAAAAGTGTGCGTGTCGGAATTAGGGCATTTAACTTCATGCGTAGCTTTAACGGTGTACAGGTCATCATCGTATTCAACGCCGTCTGGAGTTGCACCCCATTCGCCATTGTTAAAAAAAAACTGCTCATTGTTAGTGTAAGCAAGGGTAATACCATAAGCGGCTTGTATAGCCTCTATTGCCATAGGTTCCGTATCGATACCGTATTGCATGGCCGCGCTGGTGTAGCTTTCATCTTGTACACTGTCTTTTAATTCAGCGACTTTTTCTATGATGTATTTATCCGCGCCATCGGGTAAAAAGGTGTTGTCTTTTTTCCATGATTTTTTAGTTTTATGCGCTTCCTGCATTGGCACATAAATATAACTGTCTTCTGTTTTTATCCGTTCGTAGCAAGTGTGCTGGTCTGTAAATTCACAGGTTACATAACCAGCACTACCGCCCATCAATCGATAGTTTTGTGACGCGGTAAATAGCCCGCGTCTTGCTTTGGCTGTTTCGGGTGTCATGTTAGCCGCCTAATAACGCCGCGACTAATGGCAACAGTCTATCTTTTGCGGATTGATGGGTAACATCATCATAAATTGCATTGGCGGCATTAGAGTCAATCACCGTGTTTTCTGACAATGCTTTTTTAGACAACGTGTCAATTTTTACCCGCGCGGCAATGTATTGTTTTACATCACCATACAATTGATATTTTGATGATATGCCAGTAAACAACTTGTTTAAATCAGCGTTAGCATTTACCCAGTTAGCGATATTTTCATCGGCGCGTTCAAACGTGTAGATTTCTTTTTCAACTGGCGCGACTGGTTGTTGTGTTTTACTTACGGCGTTACCGTCATCGTCTTCCTGTGCTAATCCACACATTGCAGACCATCCATAACGCCGCGCGTATGTCATAACACTTCCTATGCCCTGCGCGTCTTTTTTTGCACAAGGTATGGATAACGTAGAGCTAATAAATTGACCGCTTTCGTGTAAAAGTATTGTTTCGACTGTTGCGCAATCATTTGCAAAACTTTCTAACTGTACAATGCTTAAACCAACTGATGCTAATAAGCCGCGTGATGCGTTTATCACTTCGCTTAAGTCTGCATATTTGCTTTTTAAATGCGGGTTTGTTGCATTTTTTGCAGGGTTTACAGCGGTAGCGTGGTACTTGGCAAGGGCAGTTGCCAGTTCTTTGATCTCATCGGATTTATTCATGGCACATTACCCCAGTTGTTTGTTGTTCGCGTTGATATTGTCTAGCGTAACCAGACAGATAGAATGGATTTTTAAAGCGGCTTGGTAAACCGCGTAAGCAGTGGATAACGCCGCGTTTAAACAGCATTTGTTTCGTGTTCGTCTTGATTTTCATTGTCAGTACCTTTCCCCAATGGGGCAGCAGTTTCGTTTTTGTACATAGCAATGGCGGCATTCGCTAACCATTCGCTAAAGCCTACGTTTTTAAGCACGGTGTGTGCTTTGATTTTGTCAAACATTGACGCTTCGATTTTTACGCCTGTTCGTTTCATTTTCATGTGACCTCCTTTAAAGTCATGGTCATATTAACACATTTACACAAAAACACAAAAGTTTAATATCAATGTTTTATAAACCGACTCGCACCAGCGCGTAGCCTTGCCAGTACGTCTTTTTTTGCGTCCTTGTCAAATTCGTCCAGTAAATCCAGCAATCTAGCGAACTCCATAGAGGTTAGCTGTCCTTTTTGCTGATTTGTTTTTTTGCTGGTTATTGCCAGATTCCAGATTTTAAAGCTACCGTTACGGCTTACAGGCTGTTTATGGTCCAGTTCAATGTCGGTAATCGGTACACGAGCTCCTGTGTATTCACAAGTTAAGTATTGCCGTTTACGGTACGTTTCTATGCGTGGCTCATAGGTAAGCAAAAACAAGTAAAAGTCGTTAGGCATAGGCACATCATCGGGTGATATGCTTAGTTTTTTAGCACGCGCTAAACAATTGATCCTAAAGTTTTGTGCTTTTTTTTTGGCTATTTGTCGAAACATTATCTTTATCCTGTAGTGGCGCGTTTAGGTCCTCATAGCGCGGCGGTTTACCTGCCATCATGTCTAAAAAGTTTATGTGACGGCGGTTAGTTTCCAAGGTTTCTTTTAACGGCGGTTTTTTGGGTATTGTTCTGCGGGTCATTTTATACACTCGCTTCTATATGCGCATAAATTGCAGACATTTTCAGCTTGCATTTGCAAATTAGGATTGCAATTAAAGCATTCTGGCGGCTCAATAAGAGTGCTCCAGAAACTATAATATTCAGCAGGATTTAAACCCATACAATCAACAATTAATACTTGTTTAATCTCGCATTTTTTACAACGTCTTATTGTTGATTTTGACGATATTCCTAGTAAATCATAATCACCTTGTTGTATCGTTTCCCATTGATGGAAATGAAATAGTTTTTTTAAATTAATCATTGGGTGTCGTGTCCGTGTATTAAGTTATGGCAATCTTTGCAGACTGTTAAAAGATGGTTCATTGGTTCATTGCCCAATTCTGCATAGGTTATGTGATGCACTCTGAGATTGTTTTTACTAAAACAAAGTTTACATTCATTGTTATCAAGAGCCATTCTGTTTTGTCGTTGTCTTTTCCACTTTTCAGAATGAATATAATCGTTGTATTCGTCTAGCAGGATTTGTGGGATTTTGTGGGCATATTTAGGAATATCAAACGGTGTTAAATTTATAGCAGAACCAAGCAATAATAAATATGTTTCGTTCCAACTATTTGAAATCCATTCAATAACTAAATCTGAAATATAACCAAGATGTTCCTTGCATTCTGGGCAATACAAAATATATGATTTTCTATCATCGTCATGTTGTATAAACCCAAAACTTAACCCGTTACGGTTATGGTTATAATGCTCATCCGATAATTTCCAAAAATTATCTTTAAATACATCGGCTTTAAAATTTAAAGCTTTTCCTGATTGTTCAACAAGTTCATAACCACAATTTAAAGCAATCTCTTTTTTTACAGCCGTACCAAAGAACGAACCGCATTTAATACAATACTGTCTATATTGCGTTCTACCTATTGAATCAGTTGTAAAACAATACTTAAATTCTGTTGATTCACATACTTTACATTTCATTGTTAATATAATCCGTTTGTGCTATAGTGTGATTTATTGTAACACAATAACAGGAAAAGCAATGAAAAAAGTAAACAAAGACGCTGTTTTGCGGGCTAGAGTTCCAGCCAAAATTTTTGACAAGGTAAATGAGGAGGCTAAAAAACAAGGTGTTTTAAATTTGTCTGATTATGTCCGTGTTGCGGTTTTTGAAAAATTGGCACGCGATTCTGGTAAATCGATTACGGATTTATTGGAGCATTAATCATGACTTTGCATTACTCAGTTTTAACGACTAGCACTAATCAGGCTAAAACCTTGTCGCTAGTTGACGGACAGATAGTTAAAGCGTCATTTGCTAACGCTACTAACGGGCGGTTTACTACGCATTCTGTCGAGTCACTACAAGAGTTTGCAGACGCACTTAATAAAATAACTGTCAAACAATCTATTATTTTAGGCTCTATTGTACGCTTAGATGGTACGGTGCTGGCAGTCGGGGAAAGGGTAGGTTTATGTATTAAAGGCAAAGAAACCGATAAATCGGTATCACGATCAAAAAAACACATTCAAAATTTAAACACCCCAGGTTTTATGCTGTTTGATGTGGACAGCAACACAGGCACATTAAGCGATTTAGTAGCGTTTATTCCTGAGTTTTCAGGGATTGGTGCTGTTATTAAGCCGTCAAGTTCTAGCCTAATTTATGACAAAAATGGTAATGAGTTAATTGGTGAAAAAGGCAAGCATATTTACATACCCGTTAAGAGTATGGCGGATGTGCCAAGAATAGCGTCTATTTTATGGGCGCGGATGTGGATAGCTGGACACGGGTATCATTTGATTAGTGCAGGTGTTCATCCTGCGTTATTAGAACGCGGATTGTTTGATTTGTCGGTGTTGGGTAAGTCTGAACGCTTGGCATTTGAAGCAAAACCGATTTTAAACGATGGGTTAATGCAAAAGTACAACCATGCAACTGTTGTTGATGGTGATGTGCTAGACACGTCAATTATCAAGGATTTAACGCCAGAAGAGATAAACGCGGCAAAACAGGCTATTCGCGAATCGGCTTTAAAATTACGTCCTGAATTTGAGCAAGTTACCGAGGTTAAAAAGCGCGAATTTATAGCGACTGGCAAGACTGAAAAAGACTGGCAAGCGTTAGGACGTGGCGAATTAATGCCAGATTATCAGGTGATAACAATTAATGGCGTTATTACCGTTGGTGATTTGAATAAATCTCATGATGGTTTAACTATGGCTGATCCTAACGAGCCAACTTATGACGGCGGTAGTTTAACCAAGGCTAAATTTTACTGGAATGATGGGAATCCTAAGATTAACAGCCAGGCTCACGGCGGGTGCGTTTACACGATTCTAAAAAAAACTGTGCAGGTTTACGATGAATTTATAGACCGTGATTGTTACCAGCTCAATACTGCTTTACCGCCGTCTGTTTTCCCCGATGTTTTGTATGATGAAAAAGGAAAGATAAAAACCATCATGCCTACTAAAAGCAATTTGCAAGTATTGCTTAATGCTTATGGTGTGTCTGTTATCTATGACGAGGCTATCAAAAGTCAGCAAATTATATTTGATAGCCGACACACAATTACCCACGATTTACACAATGAAATGTGTTTACAACAGCTTTATGATTTAGCCGCGTTAAATCGAATAGACGCGCGGATTATTGAGCGATTGCCGATAATTTTAACTGAGAACACTATAAACCCTGTTAAGGATTGGATTAATTCTAAAAAATGGGATGGTCAAGACAGGATAAAAGCATTGTGCAACAGTTTAGTCGTATCACCTGATGACCGCTCTTTATCTTGCAACATTATCAGGACTTGGTTAATCCAGTGCGTAGCCGCGTTAGATAAGGGGATTATTGGATGCCGATTAAATCCTAATGCCCGTGCTAAGTATGAATTGATTTTAGTGTTGCAAGGCGATCAAGGGCATAAAAAAACAACTTGGTTTACCAAACTGCTACCCGATAAAGTAAACGGGCAAAACTTTAGTAATCGTTACATTAAAGACGGCTCTAATTTGTCACTGGATAACAAGGATTCGATTAAGCAGAATATTTCATGCTGGATTAATGAGTTAGGCGAACTGGACGCAACATTTAAGAAGTCCGACATAGCGGCATTAAAAGCGTTTTGCTCTAATCAAAAAGACGTTTTAAGGTTGCCATACGCCCGCGCTGAATGTAGTTTTTTACGATCAACGTCATTTTGTGCCAGTGTGAATGAAGAGGCTTTTTTAAACGATGCGACAGGCTCACGGCGGTTTGGTGTTATCAGGGTGTTGTCGATATTGGAGCATGATATTGATATGCAGCAATTATGGGCACAGGTTAGAGATTTATATGTGTCTGGTGTGCAATGGTGGCTTGATAAAGATACTGAATCAGCTATGCAGGAACGCAACAAAAGTCATACTGCTTTAGTGCCAATTGAAGAGGCTATTTTATCCAAGTTTGATTGGGATAAGCCGTTATCACTTTGGCAAAACAGAATGACATTTACCGATGTGTATCAGCATTGTTTTGATAAAAAGCCTAACAAGATGGATTTAAACGCTATCAAGCCATTTTTATTAAAACTTGGAGTGCAAATAATCAAGCCTAAAAACGTACAGACCGCGCTAATGCCATCATTTAAAAGCAGTTTTTACGATGATGATGATTGATTTTGCTATTTTGGGTTATCTTCTATGGTAGATGATAACCCATGATAACCCAGAAGATAACCTAACGTAAGTTATTGATTTTTAAATGATTTATTTCTCTATTTATAACTAAAGTTATCTTGTTATCAACTATTTTATAAAAATAGATAGAGAATAAGATAACAAAAATAGAAAATAAAAAATAAATTTTTTTCTGTAAATGTTTGAAATAGATGATAACCCGCATAGATGATAACCCAAACCTACTTGAATCCGCGCGGCTGTAAGGCTGAGCATGGGTTATCATGTAGATAACCTAGATAACCTAAGTAAAATAAAATTGAGTAGATAACCCAATGAACACTTGCAAACACTTCAAACCAGACCATTTAACCGACAAAGACAATCACGGGCGTTGTCAGTTAGTCGAGGATTACATCAAACGCGGTGCAACAACTGAGCAAGTGGTAACGGTAATACATGAAAAGCTAAATGGAGCTACGAGAATGCCAACAGGTGCGTTTTTATTCACTGGGTGCGATAGTGATAAGGGTTGTGAGCGTTTCGAGGCTTAAAACTGATTTATGGCGGTAATGGTTATTTAAAATATTTTGTTGCAATTAAATATTGCAAGGTGTAAGATTATCACCAGTGCAATGTTGCACTGAATAAATTGGAAATAGCTATGGATAATTTAGATGATGTTATTGGAGAATTTGATGCTGGTATTTTTTCAGCAAAAGTTCTCGCGGCAATGTCGCAAGTCGCATTAGGTGCAGTTGAGTGTGGCAAAAAAGGCAAGGTAACAATCGAATTTGTGTTTGATGCAAAACTTGCTAGTACAGGCGTTAATATTCAGCATACGCTGAAATACGCTAAGCCCACCAACAACGGCGATAGTAGCGAAAAAAGTACCACATCAACCTATATGTATGTGGGCAAAAGAGGCGTTCTTACAATCAGCCCCGAGCAACAGGATGATGTGTTTTCAAAGGACGGTAACGTAACAAAACTTAAAGGCTTAAATTAATGAGCGAACAACAATCACAAATTGCCGAAACTGTAAAACAAGCATTAGCGGCTACTCAACGATTGCCAAATGATGCTGCCATTATTCCTGATGGTTACAAGCTGGAAAATTTAGAGCGGTTTTACGATCATCCAAACCTGTTTAAAGGTACATTTTCAACGACAATCCTGTCTGAATTTGCGGATTATGTCTCAAAACATGGTAACGAAGGCAGTGCCGTTTTTATCGATAATGAAAGAATAAAAGCATTAGCAATTATCGATATGGGTAGTCATGACGCGCCACAATGGGGCAAGCATCGTGCTGAAATTGAATTGTTAAAAACACCTGCTTATGCCGCGTTGTTGAAATTCAATAATCAACAACTTGACCAACAGGGATTTATTGATTTTGTCGAAGATTGGCGCGAAAACATCACGTTTATTTTTGATGATAATAGCGAGCAATCAGTCGAAAAAGTCGTAAAGTCGCTGCGCAAGGTCAAAGTTGGATTTAACGCTACTAAAGAGCAGGAGGTACAAGCAAGCAGTTCGAGCCGTTCCTTGTTGGAAAGTGTTGAAATTAAAGCGGGTAACGAACCGTTGCCGATTGGGTTTGTGTTTTCCACATTAGCTTATGATGGTATCGAAACCGCGTATTTCAATTGTCCGTTGCGTGTTACCAGCGATGAAAAAGCGGTGCGTTTTAAGTTTCGCATAGGTCAACTGGACGCTATTAACGAGCGTATCAGTATCGAGTTTAAAAACGCGATTGCCGAAAGTTTTGATGAGACAAATATACCGATACACATCGGCAAAATGTCGTATCAGTAAGCAGTCACAAATTGATTAAGCCAGCGTAAAAAGCTGGCTTAACGAAACGTATTGCTTAAAAAAGTTTGGTTTTTTTTTGATAATAAAAACAGGTAAAAAAATGAAAACAGAACACGAAACAACTGAATACGAAAAACAACTCGCTGATGAATGGGTAGCCACACTAGAAGAGCGTCCTAAATGACCGACATAAAAACAACAACAGTACGCGCTTACGTTAAGCGGGTATCAGAGCGGTATAAACTGCCGCGTACCGTAAAGCCTAAAGATGACAATCGGACAACGCAAGCAATAAACGTTGTTATCCCTGTTGAGCTGCACGCAGCAATGACTGAACATCGGCAGCGAGTAGGTATGACACAATCGCAATTTGTTGAACTGGCATTAAATCAATTGATTAACATGCCTTTAACAGCTCAGCAGTGGTGGGATTATGCACCGTGGGAACCGATGGAAACCGCGCCGCGCGATGGAAGTTATTTTTGTGCACCCACTGAAAATGGGCTATTAGATAGTGCTAAATATACTACTCATGTGCGGTTTAGTAATAATGGCGGATTTGTTAAAGAAAATGGTGATGTAATTAGATTTACAAAATGGCTGGAATTGCCAGGTGATATATGAACGCAGAATTAAAAGAAGCACAAGAGCAGTTAATCGCATTAATTGCAGAAAGGGAACATATAGAAAAAACAATACCTGAACTTGAAAAACAATTAACTAAGCTAAAACAACGTATTAGCGATTTAAACCCATCAATATCGCGAAAACACGAAAAAGGCTTGATAAAAAAAACCGAATTACAAGTTTTAGAGCTTAGTAGCCCTGTTTTTTATGATTTATGCAGTTTGCAAAATCAATTAAACCCATTGATTTATCGGATTATTGATGTTACCGACAAATGGATAATTATCAAACGTGATGGTGAATGGCAAGATAACACAACAGAATACAACGTAAAAAACGGGCGTATAAAAGGGGCCCGTAGTTCAGAGGGTGCAATTGATGTTGTTAAAGCCTTAGCAGTGTGGGAGCAGCATAAAGCAAGTAATGGCGGTGATGTATGATTCAAACGCATACCACACACAGCGGTAAATTAATTCATGTTGGCACAGTCGGTCATTATGCAACTGTGTTTGAGCGTGTAAAAGTTAAAGCGCCTAAAACCTCATACTTTTTTGACGATTACGATAAAGAAGTAAAAATGTGTGAATTTTGCGGTGTTGTTGCGTTAAAACGTGGCCAGCAAAAATATTGCTGCCAGAAGTGCAAAAGTGCAGGCTATGTGCGTGAACATTCAGTAAATGAAAAAGTGTGCAAGCAATGCGGCAAGCATTTTGTGTCACGATCACCGATTGCTAAGTTTTGTAGCAATCAATGCTCAGCGGATTCAAGAAAAGTGGCTACTCAACAGTGCAAACAATGCGGCAAGATGTTTGCTCCGAGGAAGCAAAGCAGTAGATTGTGTAGCGTGGCGTGTTTAGCGGCGTACAGAACTAAACCTAAACAACCTAAACCGTGCCCTGTTTGCCACAATAACTTTATACCAGTGAATAAATGGCAGCAGACCTGCGGGTTTAGTTGTGGTGGTAAATTGAGATTTGTTAGAGATAAGGAACGATGATGAGCGCATTATTAAAATGCAATGTCTGTAAGCGTGTTTTTAAACCTTATAACAATGTTATAAATCCAAAAATATGCGTTTGTTTTGTTTGTCGTAAAATTAAAAAGTGAGTATCAAAATGGCAACATTAGTTAAAAAACCTTTTCAATATCCTTGCGAAGGAGCGCGGTATTTTACTAAAAAACATGGTTATCAAATTGGTGTTTTAAATCCTTTTTTTGATTTATTGGTTGGCAATAATGATGAAGTAAGAACAGACGCAGAAACAATTAATTTCAGTGGTAGATGGGATTATAACGGTGTTTTTTTTGGTAATAACGGCATCAAAAACCATGATTTTGATTTAGTTATGTTTGTTTGGAGCGATGATGATAATAACTAAAGAATGGGCAATGACAGAGGAGAAATTATGTCTTTTGTAAGATTTGTTATATTACCCGATGATAGAGCTTTAATAATCGGGGTAGCTAAACAGTGCGATTTTTTAAAGCAAGGTGTGATTTATGAAATTGATTGCGTGTTAGGCGAAATATTAGTGCGAGAATTAGAAGAGACTAATTTGCCTAAAACTGGTACACCGAGTTTAAACTCTTCTCCTAATGACATCATAGCTTGTGGCGCGTTGCCAAGTCTTTTGGCTACAAAAGAAGAACTTAAGAACTTTTTAAATCTTTTAATTAAGTTGGTAATGTGATGATTAAAATACTAATACCTGAGATGCGCCCTACGCTGTCAAAGCAAAAGATGTTAGCTTACGCCCACCACAACAAAATCGACTATGAAAACGTTGATACAGCGAGCGAGCAAATGATTTTTGATTGGATTGCCGCGCGTAGTCGTATGACACAGCTAGAACTGTATAATGCAATAGCGGATTTTGAGGTGAAAAATGTTTAAATGGCTAAAATCACGGCTTAGCGTTTTTGCGTATAAAGTTTATATCAGAAACGGCAAAGTATTAAACAGGCCACACAGTGTAAGTTATGAGCGATTAGCGCATTTTCATTGTGGGGCGTGTCAGCGATGGTGGTCTATTGGAGACTGGCAAGAAACAGAACAATTGTGTTGTCCGCATTGTGGGCATAAATCAGAGGTGATAGAGCTATGAGCAAACAAAACACAACACTGGAATTAATTGAAAGTTTTAGTTATTACGCAACGGCAGCCGATGTTAATAAAGTCCGTCAATTGCAAGATGTGGCACGGGTGTTGTACTATGAAAACAAAAATTTGCTTGCTGAATTAAAGACGTTACGCGAATTAAATAAAACGTTGTTAGATGAGCAGGACATCGGGCGCTGTAATTTACTTGATAAGTAAAACATTTTTATGCTTTTTTTTGCGATAGTCGTATAATCAGTAAAATTCTTTTGATTTTAGGGTAGTTAAATGCAAATCGAGGTTGATACAGCATCAATTTTACAGTGGACAGGCACGGCCGTTGTAGGTATTTGCATTTTTGCGTTAAAAAGTATAGCGGCAAAGGTTGAGGCGGCTTTTAGGTTGCTTGATAAGATCAATTTATGGCTGGTAAAAAATACCGCTTATCCGTCCGATGAAAAGGACAGTGACAGTGATGGTGATAGTTGATGTTTTGGCAAGCGTTGAACGATTATGCACTGCCAATACTGGCATTTTTTGGCATAATGGCAATTGGCTATGCTATTGGGCATATTTTAGGGCGTGATGATGATAACGATTAGCAACCAAGATTGCCGTGAAGTTATAAATTTTGGAGAATTAATAAAAAAATCTGAAAGTTTTAAAAAAACTAATAGTTATTGGTATAAAGATGCCAAGTTTTTTCTTAGTATTCACAACGTGATTTTTTTTGGTTATTTTGATGGGTTTAATTGTTTTCATGGGTGCAGCGCAGGCGAACTGTTAAGACACGGTGATAATGCTGTTACTTTAAACTTTAGATTATCAGCTAAAGAATTTAACATAAATAAATTTGTTTAAAATTATGAAACCAAATTTTTTTTTAAGTTTATTTGATTTACTTAGTAATTTATTTATTAATTCGGTCATAATGTTAGCAATATGTTTTATTGGTCTTTTTTTTATATTAATTATTCCTATATTAAAAAAATAATGCCCCCGATTAACTTACTAAACTACAGCATACACCGTGACTGGTTTGATAATGGGCGATGGTTGAAAGTGCACAGCAAAGAAACCGCCACGAAAGCACGGACGTTTAGGGCCGTAAATGTGGCAAAGATTAACGAGATTATGAGGGGTAGATAGTGGCAACGCTTACAGCAAAACAAGAAAGTTTTGCATTGGCAACAGTAAAAGGATACCCACCTTTAGAAGCCTATAAATTTGCTTATAACACTGAAAACATGAGTGATGCAGCATGTTCTGTTGAAGCGTCACGGCTGTTTCAAAACCCTATGGTAGCCCTAAGAATTGATGAGCTAAGAGAATTAATAGCTTTAAAGACTCTTTTTCCTTTGACTGAACGGCTAACTATCCTTAGAGACATAGCTCACGGTACTATTGAATCCAGGGCAAGCGAAAAAACAGGAGCGATAAAAGTTGCAACTGAAATTATTGGTGATAGTGCAGCAATACGGAAAACCATTGAGCTTGAACATAGCGGACACATCGAAACCACAAAACCCATCGAACAACTAACCGATGACGAACTCGCAAATATCGCCAGCGGCGGCAGCTAGAGAGTTATTAGCAAGACGTAAAGCGCGTGTTGATTTACACGCGTTTATTCAATATATCAATCCTGATTATATTGTCTCTGAATTTTCGCGGACTGTTTGCAATGAATTGATGCAATTTATTGATGATGTTAATAACGGTAAGCGTCCTATTATTGTTTTTGGAGCTCCACCTCAAAATGGGAAATCGACAATTGTTAGCCGATACTTCCCTGCATTTCTCCACGGCATAAACAGCAATCTATCAATAGCGGGTGTGTCTTATAATTCAGATTTAGCAGAGGATATGGGGCGCGATGTACAACGCATTATCAACAGTGATGAGTATAAACGGCTGTTTCCTAGCTCAATGTTAGGACAAAAGAAAAAAGGCGTAGCAAGCAAACAAAACTCCACGGCTTATGAAATAGGCGAAAAAGGGACTTATCGCGGTATTGGTGTTGGCGGTGGTTTGGTTGGTAGAAAAGTTGATATAGGCATTATTGACGATCCCATCAAAAACAGCCAAGAAGCATTGAGCGAAACGGTAAAAGCTGGAATATGGAGTTGGTATCTGACAGCGTTTTTAAGTCGGTTATCAAAAAATAGCGGTCATATCATCATGGAGACCCGATGGGCAATAGATGACTTGTCTGGCAAAGTTTTAGAAAATGACCCGCAAACAAGGCATTTAGTTTTTAAAGCAATCTCTGATGATGGCAAGGCATTAGTCCCTGAATTACACCCCATTGAAAAACTTGAAAAAACACGGGCAACTGTAGGCGTGTACTTTTGGGAGGCATTATATCAACAGAACCCTATGCCTCCAGGCGGTCTATTTTTTAATGAATCGGATTTACTTGAAAACGGGCTACCTGTTTCTTATCCTGCCAACTGCCAACAAATCATCACGGTGTTAGATACAGCGGTCAAAACTGGTAAGAAAAATGACAGCACAGCCGTTATTCATTGCGCATTTATTCAGTACCCAGAACCGCGTTTAATCATTCTCGATTGGGATGCTGTACAAATTGAAGGCGGCAGTTTAATCACTTGGCTACCGTCCGTTATTGACCGCTCTATCGAATTAGGCGTACAGTGCAAAGCGCGTCATGGTTCAAGCATCTGGATAGAAGACCGCGCGTCGGGTTCGATTTTGTTACAGCAATGCGCTAATGACGGCATACCAGCCAACGCAATACCTGAGATATTTACCGCTAAAATGGGCAAATCAGAGCGAGCGATTGCCGCTAGTCCTTATGTGTTTAGTGGTAAAGTACGATTTAGCGAGCACGCTTATGATAAAATAGTCGTACTTAAAGACCAGCCTAAAAACCACTTATTAAACCAGATTGTAAACTTTAGAATCGGTATTGATAACGGAGCCGATGATTTACTTGATACCGCAATGTACGCTATCCTTTTAACATTAAAAGAAGACCATTAATTATGAATGCAGAACTTGACATAACTGGCAGCGGCTTAACGACTCCATTACTAGACATATTAATGGCGGATAACATACAAGTTGGTTCTGATTTAGGTTATCAGTTATGTAAACAACTGTATTTACATCACCCGTTAGGGGCAAAAATAGTCGATTTACCGATTGTTAAAGCCCTATCTAAACCGCGTAAACTATCCGTTCCTAATAGTCCTGAGGACTTGGTTGTAAAGGCGTTTGTTGACGAGTGGAACGCGTTAAAAGTCGATAGCATTATAGCCAACATTGCACGTCAAGCCAGAATCTACGGCTTTGGTAGCGCAATTATGGGCGTTGATGATGAGGGCGTAGAATCCGAACAAAAGACTAAAACTAATGAGCCGCTACCGTTAGAACAACTGTATAAACTCAATATCTTTTTTAACGTACTCGACCCATTGAATACAGCGGGTAGCGTTATTCTATCTCAAGATGCAAACAGCGTAGACTTTCAACGTATTGACTCGGTAACGTGCCAAGGCAAGCCTTATCATCATTCGCGCGTTTGTACGTTCATGAATGAGCGACCTATCTACCTATCTTACACACAGTCAAGCTATGGCTATGTGGGCAGGTCTGTATTTACCCGTTCATTGTTCCCTATGAAGTCATACATTAGAAGTATGATTACTGATGACAGCGTGGCTACTAAGGCTGGCTTGTTAGTCATGAAAACTAAAAAGGCGGGTACTATTGTCAATAAAACTATGCTGGCAATCAGTGAGTTCAAACGGACAGTTTTGAAAGGCGCGGCTACTGGCAACGTGCTGGATATGGGTACTGATGACAGCGTAGAGACGCTTAACATGACTAACGTCAATCAAGCAATGGACGCAAGCCGTAAGAACATACTTGAGAACATAGCCGCAGCCGCAGGATTGCCTGCCAAGTTGTTATCTAACGAAACCTTTGCCACTGGTTTTGGAGAAGGTGCAGAAGACGCAAAAGAAATTGCTGAATATATCGACTGGTTTAGAAATGAATTGCAACCACTCTATGATTTTTTTGATCAAATTGTCATGTATCGCGCATGGAATCCTGAATTTTATGAAACTATTAAACCGCGCTGTCCTAGTTATAAAGACGTATCCTGGCAAGCGGCTTTTAATAGCTGGAAAAAGTCATTTTGTGCAGAATGGGAAAACTTGTTAAAAGAACCCGATAGCGAGTTGATTAAAGTTGAAGAAACTAAATTTAAAGCTATTAATGATTTAATAGGCGCGGTGTATGACAAATTAGACCCTGTTAATCAAGGGGCTGTATTGGAATGGGCACAAACTAACCTAAACGATAACAAGTTGTTATTTCCTAATCCGTTAGAGATTGATCCCGACTTATTGATTCAATATAGTGCTGAACAACAAGCGCAAGCACAGCAACAACAAGCGCAACAGTTGGCATTGATGCAACAACAACCACAAAGCAATGAGCAGCCAGCCTATGCTGATTCTGTTGCGTATGCTGATGGTTGGATAACACTTAATGGCGAAAGTGGAGAAGAGGGTAACGGCGGTAGTCATGTATTTGTCGGGGCAGGTGGCACAATCGAAAAAGGTGCGAGCGGTTTAAAAGGTAAAAAGCTCAGTGATTTGAAAGGTACTAAGAAGTTTACTAAGTATGAGACCAATGCCGAGCGTGAACAGCCAGAACCATTAAAAGGCGCGGCAAGGCTAAGAGCAATGAATGAGCAAAGAGCTAAAGAAAAAGAAGCCGATAAATTAGCCAATCCAGAAAAATACGAACCAGCAAAAAGCAGCCCAAAAAAGAACACGCTAGAATCAGATCATCATGTAAATGAACATTATGCAAAGGCGACTATTCCAGAGCTTGAAAAAATGCACAAAGACATGAAAGCTAAAGGCGAGAAATTATCACTTAAGGCTTTGGAAAACACACCAACTGGAAAAGGTGGTGGCGGCAATCAAAGAAAAAACAACCAGCGAGACACTACTGGCGGGAATATGCTTGCTAACGCTATGGATTTGGAATCATACATAAATGCGCGAAAAAATGCAGAGCGTGAACAGTCGCAGGCTAAGGAAACCAAGCAAAGCGAGCAATCCGCCACTGATAAGCCAATCGAGTCAAATAATTTGACAAAACAATCAAATCATGAAACAATGTCTCCAACGTCTCAATCCGAGGCGCACACTGGAGAAGCTAAAATGAACGCAAATAATATCTTAAATGCTGTAAAAACAGACAAAAAACAAAGCACGTTGTTTTTAAAACCAAGTCATACAGCAATAGCAATTGCAAGCATGACGTCAACACAAATGGACGGCAAGCATGAAAAAAGCGTTATGTCTTTAAATGACTCGCTGGCTGCAATTGGCATAAACAAAGACGGAACATTAATGAATGGTGGCAAATTAGACAAAGATGAATTTGAAAAAATAAAAGATTTTGTTAGTAAAAACAAAGGGTTTTATAACAAAAATACCGATGAGTTTGGCGGAGTAGGTGGCGAATGGTTAGAATCGCAAGCCAAAAAATTTGAGATCAATCACAAAGCATACGGAAGAGACGCGGATAAAAAAAATGCAGCTTATCTTGCTGAAAAAGAAAAAGAAAAAGAGTTTTACAAAAATCAAGCCGCTCCAGCAAAACAACAATCAGCGTCTAATAGCGGCGGTAATAAATCGTCTGTATTAACGTCAGGTGCTGATGCGGGCAAAATAAAAGTTGAATATGGACATAATTCAAAAATGTACGATGATTTGAAAAAATTAAAAGGAGCAAAATACATTAAAAGCGGATTGTTTTATATCCCGTCAGAACATGCAAAAGCAGTAGCTGATTTATCAAAAAAACATGGGTTAGAGTTAAGTGATGGTTTTAAGCGAAATTTTCCAGAAGAGTCAAACCTGACTCCACAATCAAATCATGAAACAATGTCTCCAACGTCTCAATCCGAGGCGAACACTGGAGACAAGACAATGAACGTAACAGATTTTTTAGAAAAACATTATCCACACAATGCAAAAAATGCTCAGTACACAAAAGGTACTGAACACCACGACAGTAATGTTAATTTCCATCTTGATAATGCAATCAAGGAAGAAATGGGTAGCGATATTAAGCCAATATCGCAAAATGGCGGCGGCGAGTTTTCTGACAAACAGCGTAAAAATTTTATGCAAGCGGTTGAAGAATCTCAAAACGAAAACAAACCTGCATTGGTAGGTACTGAAAAACAAGTAGAGTGGGCAAACAGCATCAGAGACAAAGCATTTAAAAAGCTTAATTATGTTAAGTCGTTTTTAAATAACATTAATTATGATGCCATTCCAGAGGCTAACCATGCAGTTATAAAGCCATTAATCGGCGAAATACTGACAAACATTGAGGACATAAAAAGCATTGATAGTGCTAAAAAATGGATTGACAACAAAGGTTTTGATTTAAATAGCCAACTTTTAAATCCAAGCAAAAAAGGTGTTATAAATTCTTTGTTGACATCAGCGGCAACGGATAAATTTCAAAAATGAAACCCGCCGACCTAATCCGCTTAAGTGGAGTGTCAAAACAAACGCTCCACAACTGGAAAAAGAATAAGCCAGTGCTGTATGAAGTTGTACGCCTTGGCTGTGAAGTAAAACTACAACAAGAACCACAACTGCAAGACAATTGGTACGAATGCAAGACATTAGACAACACCCAGATTACATAGCCGCCGTAATCAATGCTTATAATCAGGGCGCGATAACTAAACAACAGCGCGATGATTTACTAAAGCCACTCTAAGCAGTGGCTTTTTTTATGGTATAATGTTTATGTGGCTAGGGTAGCTCCCGAAAACGTGATTACTCGCACGAATGCCACACTATCCTATCGAGTACCATTTTAGGGTAATAAAATGCAAACAGAATTAGTACACAGAGAAAATAATAAGGCTTTTACAGATTCTTTGATTGTGGCAAAAGAATTTAATAAACGTCCTGCTTATGTTCACGAAAAAATAAAGGCTTTTCTTAATAGCGAAAATGACGAATTAAGAAAATTCGGACTGCAAACTTTTGTGCAATCCTCTTATGTAGATGAAACAAATAAAGTCCGTGAAAAGTTTGATATTACAGAAGACGGCTTTTTAGAATTGGCAATGTCATTTACTGGCGATAAATCAAGACTGATTCGCACACGATTTATAAAAGCCTTTCGTGATGCTCTTAATGAAATTAACCGACTTTATGCTAACCCGCCACGAACCGATTTAATAACTGACAAGCGTAACGCACATAACCCGATGATGACGGCATTAATTGAATTGCGGCATGATTTAGGCAAAGAAACAAAGCCAGTGCATTTTATGTGTGAAAATAAATTATGCAATGGTGTAGTAACTGGCAATTACAAAACAGCCGATGAATCCGCGTTATCAAATGCCGATATTGAACTGTTGGCACAAGTACGAAAACGTAATGAAGCGTTTTTATTGTCTGGTATCGAGTATGAAGAGCGCAAAAAAAGATTAATTGCGTTTGCAATGAAACATCGAACTAATTTACTAAAAACAGGACAATAAAAATGTTTTTTACCTTTGTACAAAATAATGTTCATGGCGACATTGTTAAAAACGAAAACGTTGCTGAATATGTGATTATAGAAGCTGATAATTCAGAAAAAGCCAATGAAAAAGCAACTCTAATTGGAATAGATGAAAGTGATTATTGCGAATGTTGCGGTTGGCGATGGGTAGATGCGGAAGATAAAAACGGAACTATAAATCCTACAGTAAAAGATATTACCGACTTAGAAAATTATAAGGATGATTTTTATCCATCGGTAAAAATTATTATTTATTATGATAATGGTAAAAAAACAATATTAACGTGCAATTGGTAACGCGATGAATTATTGACAACCAATAAAAACACGCGCTAAACTAACCATAGATTTTTGAATATGTGCGGTAACACGAATTCAAAAGTCATTCAGTGTACTTTATAAAAACCCGCGTCATAATGTTACCGCATTGTGATAGCGGGTTTTTTATTGGGATTTATAAAATGAAAACATTACTTATAGCAGCAATCGCTTTAATGATTGCAACAACTGCACAGGCTAAACCTGTCCACAAAAACACTCAAGCGGATGCTGATTTTTGCGGGTATACTTACAATGAACTTGCAGAAGTGGCGGTGATAGAGGGATTTTGTGGTATTAGAGGCTCTAAGGCTTTGGAGCTGGATAGATTACTGTCTTCAAAACATTGCCCACAACCCACTAATCAAGAGATGCTTAACATTGTGAACGCACAAAAAGCAGAAGTGCAGGACGTGGCGCGGACTAATCCAAGCTTGTGTCAATCGGAAGCGGTAAAAAACATCATTGGTTATTAACATGCGAACAGTTAACGAGTTACTTACAGCGGCAATTAAAGACATTGAAGAGCATGGTTTTGATAGTGCTGAACGTGTCGAGAGTTGGATTAAGCAAATCAAGGCGGCTATTGAGTTGGGACAGGAACCCGATGAAAAGTTGATTGAACGCTTAAAAGCATCCTACACGCCTAAAGTGGGTAAAGCGTTACAAAAGTTAAATGACCAGATACCGCTATTTAGAAAGCAACAGATTAAACAAAGTCTTTACGGTGAACTTGACAGGCGAATACTGTCAGCGTCCAGCCTTATCAAACTACGCAAAGAACAGGCAGTAAACGAAACCCTAAGGCGGTTTGTCGGGTGGTCAACGTCTATACCAATAGGCGGCGGTGATGTGACCGACAAGGTTGAGCTAAAACAAGGCATTAAAAAATCGCTTAGTCAAATGTCATTTATAGAGCGTAGATGTTCAATCGATCAAGCCGCTAAGCTAGTGGCTAATATTAAAGATATTGTGGCGGTGGATTCAGGGGCTATAGCGGGGCAATGGCACAGTCATTTTAGACGACCAGGTTATGATTTTAGAAAAGACCATGCCGAAAGAGACGGACAATTTTTTATAATCCGTGATAGCTGGGCGGATAAATTGGGATTAGTAAAAGGTACATACACCGATGAGATAACTATGCCATCTCAAGAACCATTTTGTCAGTGTGATTACAGTTATTACTACAAACTAAATCGATTACCCGATGAGAACCTGACTAAAAAAGGTATGGAGTATTTGAAACGATGAGAATTAGAAAGCTAAACGTAAAATGCGAGCCGTATACATTAAATCTATCGACTTATTCAGAAATTATAAATTTGCCTTTTATAAAAACCAGTTTAAGCGGTGGTGTATGTTTAGATGCTGAATGCGTAAGTGGCCCAGAATTACATAAAAAATGGCAGGAAACGGCATTGATAGAAGCCGAACAAGACCTAAAAGAATACATGGAGAAATATCTTAATTATGTACAACGAGTTAGACACGCTAAATACTTAGGATAGTGATAAAATAATTACGCTAGTTACAGTTCTATACAGCATTAATCAGTTAGTCTGGAATGCGCAAAAAACTGATTAAAAACGCCTATTAATTAGGCGTTTTTTTTTGCC